ATTGAAGATACTGCAGATGGTAAAGAGACTAGAGACATGACAAGGGCGCAGTTAACTAAAGCGGCATTTCGTGTTCTGACATTGAAACTAGGTAAAGCAAAAGTACCAATGATTGTTACTAATCACACATACGACCAGATGGGTACTATGTTCCCACAGAAAGTCATGGGTGGTGGGTCAGGTCTTCAGTACGCCGCATCAACAATTGTATTCTTATCTAAGAAGAAAGAGAAAGATGGTACAGAAGTCATTGGTAACATCATTCACTGTCGATTAAACAAGTCTCGCTTAACTAAAGAGAATTCTCTAGTTGATGTGTCACTACGCTACAAAGGCGGTCTATCGCGCTACTACGGTCTATTAGAACTTGCTGAAGAAGCAGGTATCTTCAAGAAAGTAGCAACTCGTATCGAACTACCAGATGGGTCTAAGATGTATGGTAAGCAGATTTTAGATAATCCTGAGAAGTACTTTACTGAAGAAGTGATGACACAATTAGATGAATATGCAAAAGGAAAGTTTAAGTATGGCGGCGAAGTATAGTTATGTTTCTAAGAAAGATACAATCGCAACTCGCATCTGTGAAGGTAAGTTTGAAGATGTAGTATATCAAGTAGGTCGTGTGCAGTTTAGTGAAGTAGACGAAAATGGCAATCGTTCTATGAGATTTAAGTATGAGGTGCTTGATAATCCTCATGATGTTGAGATTTACAAAGATGAGTTCATGCCAGTAGTCGGTAGTATATTGGTAGAACAAATAGAAGAAAAATTGAAAGAACAGGAAATAGTATATGCAAACGGCAAGGATTGAACGAACAATTCTATCAAATCTGATGAGTAACGAACCTTTCATGCGAAAGGCGTTGCCGTTCTTACAATCTAAGTACTTCCATGATAGTTCTGAGAAGATGATTTATGAGGCAATCTCTGATTTTATTACGAGGTACAATAAAATGCCATCTGCTGAAGTTCTAACTATTGAGTTAAACGAAGCACATAATATTCCTGAACCAGAGTTCAAATCTACTGTTGAAGTTATTAATACATTAAATACAGAAAATGCTGACCTTGACTGGTTGATTGATGTTACTGAGAAATTCTGCAAAGAGAAAGCAATCTACAATGCCATTGCAGAGGGTATTCAGATAATTGAGGGAAAAGACAAAACGAGAAATCCAGATGCTCTTCCATCTCTTTTATCTGATGCCCTAGCAGTATCATTTGATCCTCATGTTGGTCATGACTATTTCGAAATGTCTGATGAACGATATGATTTCTATCACACAAAAGAAGAGAAGATACCTTTCAATCTAAAGTATTTTGACTTGATTACAAAAGGTGGTCTACCAAGCAAAACACTTAATGTAGCACTAGCAGGAACAGGCGTTGGGAAATCCTTATTTATGTGCCATCTTGCCGCAAACTATATGATGCACAATAAGAATGTTTTGTACATTACTATGGAGATGGCAGAAGAGCGTATTGCAGAACGTATTGATGCTAATCTAATGCGTATGGATATTCAGACGCTAGAAGACTTACCGAAGACAATGTTTCAAAAGAAAATCGCGGCAGTGCAGAAAGAAACACATGGTAAGTTGATTATCAAAGAGTATCCTACTGCATCTGCACATGCTGGACACTTTGAGTCCTTGCTAAGTGAACTTGCATTGAAGAAGAGTTTTAAACCAGATGCTATCTTTATTGATTACTTAAACATCTGTGCATCATCTCGCTTCAAAGCAGGTTCAAACATTAACTCTTACACACTGATTAAATCTATAGCAGAAGAATTGCGTGGACTTGCAGTTAAGTTTAATGTACCAATTATCTCTGCAACGCAGACAACAAGACAAGGTTTTAGTAGTACTGATATTGGACTAGAAGATACATCAGAGTCCTTTGGTCTACCTGCTACTTGTGACTTTATGTTTGCTCTCATATCAAATGAAGAGTTAGAACAACAACATCAAATTCTAGTTAAGCAACTTAAAAATCGATACAATGATCCAACCAAGTACAAGCGTTTTGTATTAGGTATTGACCGAGCAAAAATGCAGTTGTATGATGTAGAAGAATCCGCACAAGATGACTTAATCGAAAACATGAACAAACCTAAACAAACTGTAAGCGAGGTAAAAGTAGTTGAAAACAATAATGGATTTGATAAATTACGGGACAGAAATAATGACAAAAAGCATAAAGACTTCTCACAATTCAAGGTTTAAAATAGTCTTCAATGGTGAAGAGAACTGTTGGTATATTCATGATAATCAATATGGTGACTTAATTCAAGTTTCACCATCTAAAATTGATGCTAAGAATATGTGCGACAATATGAACAAAGGAAGTGGTTTCGGTGAGTTTGCCGTTCCTAAATTTCTACAAAAAACTTCATAAGTTGTTGTTTTTACACAACATTTAAATTCAATTAGTACTTGACATATCGTCATTTATATCGTATAATATACATATAATGATGAGAAAAGAGGTGCGTATGAACTTAGTTGAAGCGAATGGTGGTAATAAAACTCAACGAGATATTGCTATCAAAGTAGTTAATTATCTTTGTAAGAGACTTATGCCTCGCGTAAGAACTCTTAATATCGAAATACAATTCAGAAATATCAAGTCTGATGCTATCGGTTATTGCATGATGACAGATGATAATCGTACTTTCGAAATTGAAATCGACAAAAAGCAAAACATTAAAACATTAGTAACTACCATCTGTCATGAAATGGTACACGTTAAACAGTATGCCAAAAAAGAGATGGATGATGGCATTCGGTCAGGTAGTGCAAGATGGAAAAACACACAAATATCATTTGATACTGAGTACTACGACCTGCCGTGGGAGAAAGAAGCATATCGTCTACAAGACAAACTTGCTGAAGAATGCTGGAAATCAAATTTAATTTAGACCCTTGCCCGTAAAAGGATAAATACTATTATGGCAAATCTATCAGTACCACAGATATCGAAATACGCATACCGTCCAACGCTTTTAGTTGAGAAGGTATTAGAGATGAATAGTAAATCATCTACTTTTCATACAGACGATGGCACGTTTGAAGCAACTGCAATTATCATCAATGATAAAGAAACATTGAGAACAGCATCAAACTCTATGAACAGTGTGCGCGATGAATTAGCACAAACTATACTCGCATTTGCTGGACAGACAGGTAATACCATTCAGTTGAAAGGTCATTATACTGGTCAAGAGAGAACATCAATAATTCCTGTAACAAAACTTACAAAGACTGAAGAGTTTGGTGGACAACCAGCAGGTGGCAAGAAAGAAAATCTCGGACTTAAATTTGAGCGCGATTTATCTACCGCACTAGTTGAAAATGCAAACGGTATCAAATCAACAAACGTAAATGCTAAATTGGCAGAACAGTTAATTGCAGAAGTTTGCAAAAGAAATCGTTCACCAGTCAAAGAGATTAAACAAATGGGTGGTGCGAATGAAAGTCGACCATTCATAATGTTGGGTGGTAAGGTTGCAATCGGTCCAGGTAATCCAGCAGATGTTGGAAAGAAGTTGACTGATATCACAGTCTATCATGCCGACAGAACTGAGTCCTATATTTCTGCTAAATTCTCAAGCACACTTACATTTGTTAATACTGGTGTGAAGGGTCCTGGAAAACCATTCACTGAGCAAGAAGTTACAAATGGAATCATCACCAACGATATGGGTGTGAAACTACTTAAAGCATTAGGTATTGATAACGCCACATTCTGTGCAGTCTTTAATAACTATGGCACAGGAAAGAAAGCGGCAAATCCACACATTGTTGATGTGACTGCGAATGTTGATAAAGTGCTACTCACATCACTACTACAAAGTGCAATTGGTGCCAACTATTGGATGGCACACGGACAAGGTGGCGGTAAAGCATATTGCTGGTGGGTTGGTGTTGATGAGAATAAGAAGTATGCAAATATTCAAGGTTCTAAATTTACACTATACTATGGTGGTATTACAAACGGATTAGCAAAACGTATTGATATGAAGTTCTCAAATTCGTACTTTGATTTTAAACTAAATATAAGAAACAAACAAGGTGGTATAGCACCAACTCACTTTTTGCTTGATTATGTGTCCAAACCGGCGACCGGTAAGAAGTTATTGGGATAAGTTTGTCAAATTATTGACAAAAATAATTGAAAAAAAGACTTGACAAATAAGGAAGATATGGTATAATACTATCATGAAAAGTTTTAAAGCACATCAAGAATTGACAGAAAACCGAAATACGCATTTGACGCATATTGAGGAAACTATTATCACCGATGGTGCTGATGGCGCAGTAAACGCAATCGAGTTCCTTAAAGGTGTTCGCGACATGCTTGGTTCAAGTGTTCGTAGTGCAGTGAACATCACCACAAAGTGGGATGGCGCACCTGCTATTTTCTGTGGTGTTAATCCTGAGAATGGTAAGTTCTTTGTTGCTACTAAATCAGTCTTTAATAAAAACCCTAAACTAAACTACACATCTGCAGACATTCGCAAGAACCACACAGGTGGTCTTGTTGAGAAGTTAGAAGTTGCATTGAAAGAACTATCTAAATTGGGCATTACAGGTGTCATTCAAGGTGACATGATGTACACTAAATCTGATTTATCAACTAAGACTATTGATGGTGAAGAGTATATCACGTTTCAACCTAATACAATTGTATATGCTATTCCTAAGAAAGGACCTCTTGGTAAGTTCGTTCAAAGCACAAAGATGGGTATTATCTTTCATACAGAATACAAAGGTAAGACACTAGAAACGATGAAAGCATCGTTTAATATAAATATTAGTAAGTTGAGAAAGACGAAGACAGTTTGGTTCGATGATGCCTCATATAAAGATGTTTCAGGCACAGTTACACTAACTAAAGATGAAACCGAAAACCTCAATGGTTACATCGAACGGATTGAAGGTTTGCTACCTAAAGTCTCATCCTACTTGGATAAGATGTCTGCAAACTTTGATGAAAAGAACCAATTCGCTATCGAAACTAATTTTAAAGTTCATCTGAACTCTTATTTTAGAGGTGCAGATGACTTGCCTGATAGTAACACAATGGTTTCTGACTTTAAGAACTATTGGACTACTAAGTTAGACAAGAAGATTGAAAGTGTGAAGTCTGATGCAGGTAAACAAAAATATAATGAGATTAAACTTGACGGATTGAAAAAAATTCATCAGCAAGAAACAGACTTGCAAAACACAACTTTGTTATACACTTATATAATGGACGCTAAAAATGTATTGGTGCAGAAACTATCGAAAGTAAAATCAATCGGTACTTTTCTGAGAACAGATAATGGACTAAAGACCACTGAACCAGAAGGGTTTGTGGCAGTTGATAGAATTAAAGGTAATGCAGTTAAACTAGTGAACCGTTTAGAGTTCAGTCGTGCTAACTTCACTGCCGCAAAAAATTGGGTGAAAAAATGACATTAAAGTTCAATGAACTTCAGCAAAAACTGAAGGAAGCAAAAGAAAAGAAAGTTGTATTCTCTTTTGGTCGCATGAATCCTCCTACAGCAGGACATGAGAAACTTGCGAATGCAGTAGCGAAAGAAGCGAGAGCATCTGGCGCAGACGCACGAATTTATCTATCACATACTCAGAACAATAAGAAAGACCCTCTGTCATACAAAGATAAAGTCAAGTATGCAAAGAAAGCATTTGGTTCTGCAGTTAAATCATCTAGAGCAAGAACAATCATTGAGATTGCAAAAGAATTAGAAGCAGACGGTTATACAGATATCACATTAGTATTTGGTGACGACCGCGAAGGTGAGATGGTCAATCTCATCAAAAAATACAACGGAAAAGAATTTAACTTTAATTCCATCTCATCAAAGTCTGCAGGTAAGCGCGACCCTAATGCAAAAGGTGTTGAGGGTATCTCTGGTACTCTATTGCGCGACTATGCGAAGCAAGGTAACTATAAGAAGTTTGCTGGTGCATTAGCATCTAAACTATCTGATGCAGACAAGAAAGCAATTTATAACGAAATTCGTAAAGTATTTTCAATTAAAGAAGATGTAGAATTTGAGCGTATTGCATTCAGAGAAGCATACCTAGTAGGCGACATGTTTAATGTTGGTGACATTGTAGTAGACTTAAATCTAAATGAAGAATTTGAAATCATAGAACAAGGTACAAACTTCTTGTACTGCAAAGGAGCAGATGGTAATGTACATACAAAGTGGTTATCCGACCTTACAGAAAAGAAATCAGCGAAAGACGATGACACCGAAGTTAGACAAGATAAAGATATCGCCGATAAAGACGGTACACAACCAGCAAAATACTTTGCAGGACTCAAGTCCAAGTCTACCAAATCTGCCAGAGATGCACATTTCAAGAAGGGCGCAGAAAAATCAGATGACGACCCAAGTGCTTACAAACCAGCACCTGGAGATGCTACAGCAAAGACAAAACCTTCAACGCACACTAAGAAGTTCAAAGCGATGTTCGGCGAAGCATCATATAAAACAGTACCAGCAATTGCAGACTATCCAGAGCAAGGCGGAGCAGTCCAAGGAACAACACCAGACGACCCATCAGGAGACTGGATTTTGGGCGATGGTGAAGCACCTATTCTAGGTCTAGATGGTAAGAACGCAAAAGAAGTATTAAAGAAAACAGAAAAAGAAGTAGAGAAAACTCGCAAATCATTTAAAGAACATTTAAGTCTTACAGAGCAAGCAGAAGTTGCTTTTGAAGTTGAAGTTGAAGGTGTCGGTAAGATGCTAGTTGCTGGCGCAAATAAGCAAGAAGTTCAACAGCGTCTTCAAAAGATGTTCAGAGATGCTAGAAAATTTACTGTTGGTAAGAGACTATTAGACCCACAAATTAAATTGTGGTATCGCACAATGGCGAAAGATGTTACTGAGCATGATAGTCGTTTATCTCATTACGAAGAAGATGAGTTGCGTGAATTCTTTGGTAAGAAAAAGAAACCAGTAAAGCAGAGTCCTATTCAAAAAGTATTAGCAAATATTGAAACTAATAGAGATACAAGACCAAAAGATGTTAAGTTAGATGATGGTAAGATTGTTAAAGTTACACCTGAAGTTGCTAGAGAACTTATTAAGTTTGTAAACAAGAAAAATGCTGAAGGCGATAACAGATTTGACTTATCGAAGTTTGATGTATTTTCTAAAGTTATGAAACAACTTAAATTTCCTATTGCAGTTCGCGAAGAATACGAATTAGATGAAGAATGGAACATTGACTTATTTTTAGAAGAGAGTGATGAAGATAAAGAGATTGATGTTCCTGATCCTGATGAAGTTGATGATGACGACCTAGAGGCGCAACTCGACAAACTTATTAACGACTATGATGAAATTGAAGACGTTGATGATGTGTATCCAGACCAAGATAGAGATGGAGACCATGATAAAGATGACTTACCTTTACCTCCAGAGGGTGAAGACGATGATGATTTAGAAGAAGATAACTATTCATGGGTTGATACTGAAGAAGCATTAACGCCCGCACAGCGTTTTAAAAGAGCGCAAATCATGCGTAAGAATAAAGGTAAGATTGCAAGAGCAAGAAAGATTGCATTGAAGCGTATGTCATCTCCTGCGAAATTGAAGATGAGAGCAAAACGTCATGCAAGAAATCTATTGCGTAAGCGTTTTACTAAAGGTAAACCATATTCTTCATTGGGTATGGCACAAAAAGCACAAATCGAAAAGTTTATTGCTAAGAAACAATCAGTCATTAAACGTATCTCTATTAAGTTAATTCCTACTTTGCGTAAACTAGAGATGAAGCGTCTGCGTGGTCAAAATAAGAAGGATGTTGTCATGCGGGGCAATGAAGAATTCGAAGCAATCTCTCCTTTGATTGAAAGTAATCAATATAGAGTTGGTTCTGAGATGTATTATGAGACATTTAATCAGTGGAAAAAAGAAATCAAAATTGAAGAACTGTCTGGTTTTGACAGAGAGTTGCTTGAATCCGACATTGGGTCACATGCATTATATGAAGGACAGCATGTTCCTCTTGATTGTCCTATGATGGAAGAAGAAGAGAAACAACCAGAATTAAATAAACCTAAAGCAGGTGGACCTAAGAAATACTATGTTTATGTAAAAGACCCTAAATCAGGCAACATCAAAAAAGTATCATGGGGCGACACAACTGGTCTAAAGATAAAGTTAAATGATCCAGAAGCAAGAAAGTCATTCGCCGCAAGGCACCAATGTGATACTAAGAAAGACAAGACTAAACCTGGATATTGGGCATGTCGTATGCCGTACTTTGCAAAACAGTTAGGATTATCTGGTGGTGGAAACTATTTCTGGTAAACCCTACACTCAAGTAGATGATGTTCGAACTTTCAGCGAAGACGTTGAGAGTGATGAGTTAATTTGGCACAGGGATAAATACACTAGAGAGATAACTATTCTAGAAGGTGAGGGATGGATGTTGCAATTAGATAATCGTCCTGCTAAGAAACTAGAAAAAGGTAAGATATATAAGATTCCAGCAATGGAATTTCACAGAGTAATTAAAGGCACAGGGAATCTTGTAATCAAGATATGGGAAGATAAATGACAGATAAAACAATTTACAAATCAATGCGTCAGACTATGAATGAAATGTACTCAGAAGAAATGACTGAGAGTGCAGAAGCAGGTCTGAAGAAAAAGGCAGATAAGTCTGGTATGCCTCTTGGTGTATTGAAGCAAGTATACGAACGAGGAGTTGCCGCTTGGAAAGGTGGTCATCGTCCAGGAACTACTCCACAACAATGGGGTATGGCGCGAGTTAACTCATTTGTCACTAAATCTTCTGGTACATGGGGTAAAACAGACGCCGACCTTGCTAAAAAAGTTAGAGGTGAGAGTGCAGAGTTCGACCATTATCAGTATCAGATTACAGAACAAGACGAACCAGCATCACCAGACGAAGGTTCAATGGCAATGCAACAGTTAGAGTTTATGTCATATGCCGCTGGTAAAATAAAAGAGCATCTTTCAAGTGGCGGTGAGTTTCCTGAGTGGATGCAAAATAAATTATCAGCAACGCATGAAGATATGAAAAGTTTATATGCGAACATTGACCATAAAGAAGAAGCAGTAAGTGCCGCACAACAAGCGGCAATCGCAATCTCTAAGAAAGAGCGCGGCGAAAAACCTAAAGGAGAAAAAAAATGAGTTTGGGAATTGACAATCCGTTCATCTTAAAAGAGAGAGAAAGACCGGAAATCGAAGAGAAAGACCAGAGTGCATATCAGAAGTTCTTTGCTAAAGAACTATCAAAGCGTGGTGTTAAGTCACCTTCGGAGTTATCTTCCGCTGATAAAAAAGCATTCTATAATTATATTGACGCAAATTGGAAAGCAGATAAAGAGACTGATTAGTATCAGTCACTTTCAGTTAGTGTTATGGCAAAGCAATTTACAAGGGACGATGTTCCTAAAGTAGAAGATTTGTGGTTTAACTTTATTAAGAAAGTTCGTGATTTAGGACTTGACTTTTGTGATAAATCTGTTATACTAGAGTTGAAGTTAAAAGAGACACCTGACCATGAGATAACAAATCGCATGGAATTGAAGTTCGACAATAACAACAGAGAGACTACAATGAAAGTCACACATAATATTAAGGATAAACCTAAAGAGGAAGATGATTACTAGATGACATTATCATTACTACAGTTCGAAGCAAAAGGTCAACAGAAGATATACCTAGATATGGATGGAGTTCTTTGTGATTTCATTAGAGGTATTAAAGACACAACCGGTGAAGACTTTACGTCACCTGACCTTAACCAAGGTGCAAAGGGTAAAATCAAAGCACAAGTAGAAAAGAAAAGTGACTTCTGGCATAATCTTCAGTGGATGAAAGATGGTGCCGAGTTGTTTCGGTACGTCAAATCTAGTCATCCATATATTCTATCTGCATATGCAAACTGGGATAAGAATTGTAAAGATGGAAAGAATTCTTGGATTAAAAGACATTTAATGATACCTAAACAGCGTATCAATCTAGTAAAACGAGAAGACAAACAAAAATATGCTATGAGTGATGGTGTAGCAAACATCTTAATTGATGATTACATCAAAAACATTAGAGAATGGGAAGCGCAAGGTGGTATAGGAATTCATCACACTAGCGCAAAAAATACTATAAATAGTCTAAAGAAACTTGGTTTCTAACATAAACAAATAGGAGAAATAAACTATGTCTTCATGGGGCGCAACAGACGCAAACGAGGCAAAACCTAAATGGTTAACTGCCGCACAAAAAACAGATACATTCGCAGATAGTCGCGGATGGGTATATCGTGATCCAAATACGGGTCTAGAAGAAGTATTAGTAGCAATTGGACAATTGTCTGGTTCTACTAAACTAAACATTGCAGACGTAACTGCAGTTAACTTCACAACTACATCGTTCAGCGAAGCGGCAGGTGGTAACATCGACATTGCTGTTTCATTCAACGAGAAGATTACTGTAACTGGTTCACCAACTATCACAGTAACTAACGACCAAGCAGGTGCTGGTACAGACGCAACATTTACTGCAACTTACCAGTCAGGTTCAGGACGCAACAAACTTACATTCCGTGCTACTTATGCCGCCGCTGATGGTGGTGTAGCAGAAGATGATGTATTGTCAATTGCTGACCAGAATATTGCACTTGCTGGTGGTACCTTGGTTGATGGCGAAGCAGTTAATGCCGCAGTCGCAATCGCTGGTGTAACAAGCACACTTACAATTAGTGCGTAATTTATTGGGCGCCATTTAGTTGCGCCCACCTAGAAATGTCTATGTCTTGTTAAAAGCATAGAGTGAAAAATAACTGCAAAATAGGAGACTAACATGGCAGACCAAAAAATTAGTGAACTAACCGCCGCTACTAGTGGCGCATCCGCTGACCTTTTACACGTTGTACAAGGTGGAGCAAACAAAAAACTAACAGTATCAAATCTATTTGCTGGAATTGATACTAACATCAAACTTGATGGGTATCTTGCATTTAAAGCAACACCAGAGGCAATCACTGCCGCTGGAGCAACTGTTGCTATTAACCTGACTAGTGCAATCAGTCAGATTACATCATCTGCAACCACAACTGGTGCAAATGCACTTACACTCGCAGATGGTACACAAGGACAAATCAAAATTATCACACTTATCACTGATGGTGGTGATGTTCAAATTGATCCATCAAACTTTGCAAACGGCACTTCTATTACTATGGAAGATGCTAACGATACTATCACACTGTTATTTACAAACAGTAATTGGATTATTTTATCAAACAATGGTTGCACAATCGCATAATAGGAGGTTTCAATGAAATCATTTAAACAAAACCTCACCGAACAAACTTTTGATTCCTTCTTGAGTTTGAACGAAGAGGATTTCGATAAGTTTCTTGAAACTCTCAGCGATGAGGAACTTAATGAACTAGAAGAAGGCATCGTCAGTGGCATCGCCAAAGGCGTTGCCGCAGTTGGTAAGGGTGCATACAATCTAGCAAAGAAAGCAGTAGTGAACAAGCAAGGTAATGTTCGTGTATCTACTGCTGGACGTGCAGACGCCGCAGATGCTAAACTTGCTAAAATTAAAAAGAAGCAAGCAGACCGTGAGCGTCTAAAGAAAGCACAAGCAGGTATCGATGCTGAAAAAGCAAAGATGAAAGCAGAACGCGAAAAAGAAAAAGCATCTGAAAGCGTAGAAATTGATGAGAAGTCATACACACCAATGCAAGTTAAACAAGCAATTGGTATCGCATCAGACAAACGCTATGCTGGTGGTAACATGAGTGGTGCAGTTAGAGCAATTGAGAAACTTGCAAAAGGTTTATCCAATCATAAACAAGTTGCCGCAGTTCTGAAACGTCAGAATGAAAGCAAGTCAATTGAAGAGACTGTTGCTAATATCTTAAACCCATCAAGTGAAGTTCAATCGCTTGATGAGAGCATGGATATTATGACATTCGATACTAATGGAAAGAATGTTGTTGAGACAATTACAGATTTGTTAGAGGATGGTTATTCACAATCACCAATGGCAGATGGTACTGACTTAGCACTTAACGACATCAAAAATCCAGAAAGTCTTCAGCAATTGAATGCGCTTGTCGGTACTATTGGTATTCGTGAATATTTGAATCCTAAAGGCGCTTTAGTACAACTTCAAGGTAAGTTGCAGACTATTGGTCTAACTTTTGATATTCCTGCTATGACAGAAGGAAAAGGCACCGCGTCTGCTCCTCTGACACAGTATGGTGGTATCACTGGTAAGGGTATTGACACTGCAATTGATGCTTTAGATAATGAAAATCCTGCTGAAGGTTTAAATCTTCAGATTGAGTATGAAACAACTCCATATGGATTGACTAAAGTATACGCTAAAATTGCATAATTAGTCAGTATACATATTATAATGAATGATATTGAATTGACGAATAAAAACTTCTTGGTCTATGCAATGAAAGCATATAATAATCCTCATTGCATGGACCTCGAGGAGTTTCAAGAAGACTTGAAACGAATTAAATATATTAAAAGACTGTTAAAGAAATATGTTGAAACTGGACAGTTAAGAACTAGATTACTTATTAATCATGTTGTGGTTTTATATAATGTTTTTGGAGCAGATGCAACGAAAAGAATGCTTTTCTTTAAAATAGAAACAGATATGTTGCCTGCACTTAAAACATTTTTAGTATTTTTAAACTACATGAAAGATGATGAGCAAACAGATATCGTACTTGACCAGAAAATCGTAAAAGAATTGAGAGAATTATAAATGTCTAAATTAGTTGATAACTTAATCACTCTGAGAGTACTGCGTTTATTCACTGTCGATTACAAAGACACTGAAGCATATCGTCTTGGGATTATCAACGAAAAAGGCGAACAGTTAATTCCAATGCGTAATTTTATTAACAGAGACCAAGAAAGTTCATACACTTTACTACACAGACTTGTGTTTCGTTTGCGTGGAATACTTGAAAAGGTTCCATTTGCAAAAAGTCGTTTAGTTAATTACGCCGCGGCATTGCT